CGACGCTCTTCCGATCTCGAGGCGGATCAGACCATACGTGATGGAAGCGTTTCCGGGGGCGGCGATGGTCAGCGTCTGTCCGGCGGTGGTGAAGTTCACCAAACCGCCTGAAGACGCTGCTGTCGCAGGCCCGCTCACAGTGGTCCCGGTGGCTGTTATAGTCGCCGAGCCAGTGTAGACGGCATTTCCCACAAAAGTGGTGCCGTTCCAGAACGCATAGATGAGGGCTTGAAAGGGCTGCGTGCTAGTGAAGGTCACACTAGCAAGAGTCCCGACAGCTACGACGGGAGCGTTTCCAGTGCGAGTGTACAACCCCGTAGACGGCCCAGTACCATTGAGGAAGCTAGACCCAAGGGCCTGGCCTACCCCAGTGATCTGGAGCTGCGGGGTCATCAATCGCACGCGGTACTTGACGTACAGCTCACCGACGACAGAGGCGTCTGCCTGTCCATTGACCGCCACCTCCACATTAGCAGTATCATAGAGCTTGATATCCTGGTTTGCAGAGAGTGGCGAAGTCCGCACGTAGTAGCTCTTCCTCTTATTCAAGTCCTCTGAGAGAGAACTTGTAGAGCAAGCGCACCACGGTGCGGACCGAACGTACCCGCGGTATGACGCCAGCGCCTGTTTTGTGGGCGCTAGCGCATCGCTGGCATCGTAGTCAAGGGCTAGCATGACAGACCCAGAGGCGGTCGTAGGGGCTTCGGTGCGGAAATCGAACCGGAGGCTTTCGAACCGGTACGACTCATACAAAGGAGCCATCTGCGACAACCAGGGGAATGTGCCCGCCTGTCCGGGATTCACGGGAAGACCCGCAATTGAGAAAGCGGGGCTGCCATTGATATCCTGGATATATTCCTCATGTTCCACGATCACGTCGCCGTTTTTCGCGGCGCGGTTGATTCGAGGTTCGCTTTTCTTGCGAACGTTGGTGGTAGCGACGGAAGCAGTCACGTTAGTGCCTGAAGCCTTGGACTGTCGCTGGACATGGTTTTTCTGTTTACCCTTTGACTTGGGGTTCTCAGAACGTTTAGTTTGCTTTTGCGTTTGGGTTGTTGTCATTTGCAACACCCACTACCCTGATAGGAGAAACATAACTCCCCCCGCGTCGCCCTCCCATTGGCGCGGGCCCTTGCATTTTGTTTAAGTGTTTTACGCGTAGTCGGCCGCCACGAGTAACTCGTAAACGGGGTCGACTGCCTGTTCGAAGACATGTCTGGGAAAGTTCATTTCCGCGACGTCCATCTCCTCCCTCGCAAAACCGTAGCGCCTAAACAATTGTTCATATCCATCTGCCGCCAAGAGCGGCTTTTCAGCGGAACTGGCAGTTATTTTGTAAGGGTTGATCTCCGATCTAACTTGCTGGCGAACCATAAAGTTTTTCACAAAGACCCTAACAAAAGGGACAGCCACAAAAAGGGAGAAAGAGTGGGCGATGTCACTACAAAATAAAACAGCCGCTTCCTGAAAATCGCGGGTGTGATATACCGTCCTGGGGTCTTTTATACTCTTTCCCATTTTCAAAACTCGAGAAGGCAAGGGGGCCCAGTGGTAACCTCCCTCGCAATGAAGCCACATCCCTTTCAGGAAAGTGGCGTCATCAAGATCCAACTTCTTCAACTTCATCTTGAAACCCAACTCAAGGAAAACTTCCGCTGCGAGATCGCAAGAAAACCTGTCTGCATCGATCAAACGAAACAAACAGAAGATCCAAGCGTATCCCATCACGGTCGAATTTCCCAGAGAAGTGTCCGAAGAGCCAGTGTCTCTCATGGCTCTTCCCTTCTTGTTTACGTAGAAAGCGGAGCCCCTGTCACGGGCCGGCACTTTGTACTTATTAACTGCTAATTTCCGCAGCAGGTGGATTGTGTACTCATCCATTCC